TTACCGTTCTACCAGAGGGAGACTTAAGGTTCTTCACTTTCTCAGACATCAGTTCGGCCATCTTGCTGTTATAATCGAGAACAGCCTTAGACGAAAGCTTTCCCCGCTTGGTAAAGGATGATCGATCTCGGGTAAGATTTTTTGCGTAGGCGTCAAGCTCTTTCTGAGACTTCTTTCGAGCCTTGTCGGTGATCTTCTTACTCTTTCGCTTAGACCACTTCTCGTCTTTCCGAACACCCCACTTCATACCCTTGACGCCGTAGTGGAAAAGTTCGAGGTCTTTGCTGGAAATATCGTCGCTCACTCGAACGCCTCCTTATTGGCTTTGTATGCGATGTAGGCGTCCATCATGGCAGCCACGTTATCGATCTTTTGGTCCTGACGCTTCTTGAGAAGTTTACGGTTTCCGTTCGTGTCCTCAAGAGTGATCGAGTTACCCATAGCAAACGTCATGAGTTCCTGATCAAAGATGAGCATGCGCTCTTCGCTAAGCTTTTTGAGCTCTCCGAGAGGAACAGATTCCGTCTTGGCTCCCTGAGGAACTTTCTCCACTCCGAAAGGCCCGTTCTCGGCTTCCCATCGAGTGATGAATTCCTTAGCGTTGTATGGGTCAAAGCCAAGAGCTGTGACGTCATACTCAGACTCAACAATGAACTTGTCGAGATCCTCATAAACCTCCATCATGTCCAGAACCGTACATTCCAGAACATGAAGACTGCCCTCCTTGATGAACTCGTCATACTTCATACGCATAGCGCCGGGAAGTTTTGCGAGTGTCATCGACGAGATGTAGCTTCGAGTCTTGACTCCGAAAGAACCATTCGGCAGAGGAAAGAGGAAGGTGAATGCAGTAAAGTCGTCACCCTGTGAAAGATCCGCACCCATGGCACACGGCATGCGCCAGAACTCTCGAGGGCGATGAGGAAGTGTCTCCTCATAAGTGAAGAAGTACGTGTAGCCCTCCATGGGAATTCCAAATCGTTTAGCAAGAATATCATTCCGAGATGCGGGAGCTTTCTCCGCTCTTTCAACATCGAGATGATACGTCTCATAAGACACGGTCTTACCGAGATTTGGGTTGGCCTTCAACCACATTGAAGGATCGGCTACTTCTTCAGTGCTGTCAAGCTTGTAATGCCAAATGGAAACATGCGGATTGGGATAGTCGCCCTTCAGCATGTCTTGAAGTTCCATTTTGATGGTGTCGCCAGCCCCGTTTCGAACAGTTCCCTCAGAACTCATAGCAACGATGATGTAATCGTCAAGTTTTGAGGCACCCTGCTCGATTGCTCCGATGACGTCTTCTCTAATGTCTCCAGACAACCACTCATCGATTGTGGAGATCTTAGGACGAAGTCCCTGTAGTTTGTTGATGGACATCGGGCGGATTTCGAGGATGGAACCGGTGAGAAAGTTCTCGATACCCTTTTTGGTCGACGCCAACTTGACTCGGTTGGCCTTTGACCCTGTGGTGTTTTGTAGGGAACCTTCTCCGAGGAACTTGAACAAAGGTCCTCGAGCTCTAGTGATAGCAGTCCTGAAAGGAGACATCACCTCGTCGGCCTGATGCATGGTCGGAGCCGTGGTGATCTGCTTAGTAGTGGAGGTGTCGACGTTGAGGAAGTATGCCTGAATGAACGAGGCATACATACTCTTGGCGGCCCCTCGGGCAACGATGAGGTACTGTTTGCTACGGAGACGCTTCTTGATCCTCTTTCGGACGTAGCGGCCTCCATGGCCGTCCTCATTGGGTACGTAGACGCTTCGCTCGACATAGTAGAACCAGGCGAGGAGGTCTTCGGCCCAAAGCTTGAATGTATCGAGAAGTTTGAGGTCCGACCCATCAGTGAGAGTCAGCTCATTCTCGCAATACTTGATGAATCCTTCAATAGCCGTATCGTCGTAATAGAAATTCGGATCGGCGATGAGCTCATCGATGAGGTTCATCTGCATTGCGACTTCCTTGTTCACGGGAATGTCGCCACGAATCACGGCCTCACGAAACTGACCGTAATACACAGGAACTGCACGATTGGATAGCGCCACCGCCGATCCTCCTTTCTATTATCGTCCGATTTGTCGCCTACGGCTCTCAAGAAGATTAGTGGGCACTCGATATGCGGTCGACGAAGCAGAACCGCCACCGCTAGTAGCGCGATTAAAGGCGTACTTCACACCCTCTGTCGCAGCCCACTTAAGAGCGTCGGTGGCCAGATCCTTCCCGGCATCCTTGAGGATGTCCGAGACGTACCGCTGACCTGCCTTGCGAGCGCTCTCAGATTTGCCAGACTCCTTGAGCTGGGAGTACTGCTGCTCGAGATTCATTCGAGTTACGAGAGACTGAAGATCCTTGTTGCTGAGCGCATCAGTGCCGTGCTTACCGACTCGACTTCGCTTCTCACTCGCGGAGCGAGCATCTTCGGTTGTAGGCTTCTTCCAGTTCTCTTCGGCTTCCTTCTTCTTAGCAGCCTTTCGAGCAGTGCGCTTTTCCTCACGCTGAGCCTTCTTGGCTTCTCGAACTCCAGTGCCGACCGTACCGTCAGAACCTTCCCGTCGACGAACGCCCCACTTCATACCCTTGATTCCGTAGTGAAACAGTTCAAGATTTTCGGAAGAATCGTGTGTCATGTGTCCTCCTCTCGATTCTTGTGAATGTTTCGAATTTTTCGTACTAGCTTAATCGTGCTGAAGATGCAAAGAATGAGAACTGGTGTGAAGAGCAAGACTCGCGATCCAAATCCCACATCTTGAGCGAGAGATTCTCCACTGGAAAACATCACAAGAATGAGCAGTAGAGGAATGGATGTGAGAAGCATCCTCTCTTCGCGAGGGCGAGTCGCCCACCACGTATACAGACTCCACATGTAGTAGAACCAGATCAGAACTAACACCATGTTAAGTAGTCTTAGAAGATCTTCGATCGGCATCATTCTCACCCCTTGACGCTTCATCGGGGGTATCAAAGTTCCGACTCTTCATAAAATTCGTAAGATGTGTCAGAACCATATTAAGCGTGACTCTAGGCTGAGGACCGGCGTACTCTCGAAGCTCCCAGTCAATAAGCTCCGTAATCCATTGAATAACTTCAAGGATGAGTTGACGGTAGTCTCCAGCCTCTTTCTTGTAGATCTCGGCATCCTTCTCAGACCTTTCAAGACGATCATTCATCTCATCCTGATTGGTCTCGAGCTCCTCATTCTTCTTCTCGACAGCTGCGACGCGCTTTTCCATCTTATCTGCGTAGTCGCTATACAAACCTGCTGCCTTGGAGAGTCTATCTGTGGAGTCAGTATCCTTAGACCCTTTATACGCAAGGAGGGCAGCACCTATGACTGCGACGAACGACAAGACGGGGGCAATCCAATCGAGAAAATCACTCATGGTCTCACCCCCCTCGCGTTGTCTTCGATTCCTCCCGAAGAGAACGCGTATACTCGGCCCATAATATACGCAGACGCACCATAAGCCCAGTAAGAGGCCGTAGTGATCACGCCGCGCTGATAGCCAGACGTTTCAAAAATCGGTGTGATGTATGCAAGCCACGAAATAAGGAAATACGAACCAAGAAGGACTGGGACTAGAATCAACACGAAGAATCCAACCTTTCGTCCCGCGTGAGACTTAAGAAAGGCTGTCACTATGGCGATGGCTCCAGCCGTAATCCAAAGTATTCCCACCGTGATAGGGGTAAGAAAGTCGGACCACGCAATTCCCGCTTCTCGGGTGGGTGACTGGTAGAACAACCACGTCAGACCTATAAGAATATAGAAGAACCCCTTCACTTTCATGTAGAGTACGGACAAGCCGTTAACTACAGACAACATATTAAGACTCACGGGAATTTCTCCAGTAATTTTCAAAGGTTCTCCCCTATGATTGTTCACCAGACACCCCCTTTCGTAAAATGATCACTCAGTTGTAGAAAGAAACTCTTCTCGAGTATCCTGAGAAACGTTAAGCCTCCACTCAAGCTCTTCCTGCTGCTTTTTCAGAGACTCGATAGCGAAGGACGTCGAAGGAGGATCGAACAGGAGTCGAACCTTGAGATAGATGTATGTGCGCACTGAGTTGAGCTGCTTGTTGTCTTCAACAAACTCCTCCCAGCGGTTTTCTGATCCGGAAATCTCGTAGCCACTCTCGGGACCCACACCAAGCTGGGTGAGAGTTGAGAATGCCGAGTTGATGTGAATCATGATGTCAAGATCGAAGACATCATACTCCTCATCAATACCCAGAAGCTTCTTGATCGTGGTCAAGATACTAGTTTCCATGAGTCACCTCACTGAACCGGGAAGATCCAGGCGGCATACCAGGTCTGCGGTCCGACCTTGCCATCCTCCTTGAGTCCTGCAACTCGCTGGAGGTTCTTGACGTTCTTCTCGGTCTGATCGCCATAACGACCATCGTCCGTGCTGGTGTACCCGCGCTTGGCAAGCTGCTTCTGAAACTCCTTGAGACCAATCGAATGGTCGCCGGAGAGGTCCCCCGGGTTGAGACTGTTCGGCTTCTTCCCCGAGACAGACTCCTTGGGTCCGTCTTCAGGACCGTAGTAGCAGAGATTGCCGGTAGTGCGGAGAAGAGGGAAATCGGGAGCGTCGATGAGCGCCATGAAAAGAGCCTTTCCGGTCGGAGCCTTGGTCGAGGGCTTCGAGGGAGTCGAAACCGATCCGCCAGGCACTGCAGAGGGAGTCCCCTTGAACGAGAAACTTCCATTTTGAAGGAGAGTCATGACCTTAGGGCCAGGACAATCGGTGCTGGCGTCGGGAGACTCCTGGTGACCTCGAAGATAGGTCGAGTCAGGGAAGACATCCTTCTGCTGAGCGAGGAACCCATTGACCGCGGAGATCATCTCCTTGGTCGGCTCCTCTTCGTCACCGAGAAGCAGCAGGAACGCCGTCGCCTCGTTGTTCGAATCGGTACCGCCATTTGCCCCAGACTCCATGTTGGCGCCTCGGAGCTGGTAGCTGTAGCCTCGCTGATCGAAAGCGACCTGATAGCCGATGTCAAACCAACCTTGGACGTCCTGGTGATCCTTGCGGTATCGACGAAGACGTTCCATGGTCTGCTCGACAGACTCCTTGGCCAGAGTCACATTGCCGTCTGCCGGATAGTGCAGATAGGCGCCCTTGACCGTGTGATCAAACAGGTGGACCCGAGAATCGGTAGACTGAGTGTCCCAATCCTCACGGAGGTAGGTGTAGCGGAATCCGCCATCGAGCTTGGTCTTGGTGGTCTCGTCGGGCTTGGGCGGGATCGGGACCGAGGGCTTCGAGGGAGTCGAAGGAGCCTGGATCCCTTCACCTTTTCCCGTGAGTCCCATCGCCTTTTTGGTGTCGAGACCGACCTTGCCGTCAACCTTCAGACCGTGCTCCTTCTGCCAGTCCTTGATCTTCTGGACGGTTCCAGTGCCGATCTTCCCGTCGACCTCTGCACCGACGACCTTCTGGACGGCAGCATGATCGAGATAGCCTTCAGCCTTGTACTGATCCTTACTCGGAATGTAGCGGAAGTGCCAACGCTCGTTGTTGCGCTTACCCTCATCCCACGACCAGCCAAATCGCAGACCGTTCTTGATGACCCAATTCTGAATCGCTGAGGGGTGCAGATCGATGGCCATACCATCTTCGTGGTTGGATCCGACGTCGGGAGATGCGACGCGAACGCCACCTCGCCAAGCCCACACCGTACCACCATACCAGCGCTCGTTACGATTCTTCTTGTAAGAGCGACCGGTATTGTAATAGTGCTTCTTGAAGAGCGAGATCTGCTCGGCTCGAGACCGATATGCATCATACAGCTGGAAGTTGGTGTTCGTCTCGGCAACAGCTCGAGCAATCATTCGACTGAACGAATCGCGAGCATCCCGGCGAAGACTCTCGTCTCGGTTCCGATTGGACCAGCTGTTGGGGAGTGCGACAATATCAGTGTTAGCCATTGGGTCCTCCTTTAAAAGTCACCAAAGTTGTGTGTCGCCCCGATGTCGTTCGACAAGCGGCTGGCGAAGGAGTGTTCGATCACCGTAGTGAATCGCATTATGCGTGTTATGCGTCGTGGTGATGAGAAATTCCGGATTGAGAATGTCGTCATCACCGTGTCGGATATGATCCGGGAGCATGGGGTTCATATGATGGATAATGATCTTGTCATAGATCTCGTAATCCGTCATAGCCAGATCCAGACCAAAATCTCGAGCGATTACCTGGTGTCGAACCTGTCTCCACTCTCGAGATGTGTAGAATCTCTGGTTAATGTATCGCTCAAACCCGAAAGTGGGTCGACCAACCTCGCCACGAAGGCGAAGATACTCATAGCGCTCTTCGAAAGTAGGGAGACGACGAAGTTCGGAATATGTCCTAATCTTCATCGAACTCTTCCTCCATCTCCATCTCCTGACCACTATAAGTCTTCATTGCATTGAGAGCGTCCTTGTACAGAGCTTCAACGTTTGCCATGGAGTGAATTGATTCGACTCGGGCCTTGAGGAGTTCATTCTCTCGAGAGAGTTTTTCCTTCTCAAGAGACTCTCGAGTGGTCGCCAGCTTAAGATAATGCGTAATGACCTGTGAGGAAGCGGTTCCTTCGGCAAGCTGCTTTTCAGCCAGCCCAATAGCCAGAGAGACCATCTGGTTTTCTCGAGCTTCTGGACTTGTTGCCGGGCGTCGCCTTCGTGTAGGCTCAGTAGGATCCTTACGAGGGGGAGCCATGAGGAATCACCTCCTTAATGTGGCCAGTTAGCGTCACCCCGCGTCGATCTCGGTCTTGATGGCGTTCAGCGCGTATGCAAGATGCTCGTCGGTCACAGCAGTGGGGTCTTCCCCTGCTCGATAACGAGGCTGAGATGCTGCATACTCGTAAAC